AAAGGGCTACTAAGGAGAGGACCCATTCTCCTGTTCACCCTGTTCTTGTGAGAGTCGAGCTCGGCTATCACTCAGTTAATCTTAACAACCGAACTTTGAACTGCTTCAGCTTTAGTCGCACTTGCCACAACTACAGTCGAACTTTCGTCTGACTTTAATTTAGCAAGTTCACTTTCTAGTTCTTCAATCTTCTTTGCTTTTTCTTTCTTCTCAGCAACTTCTTTGGCTTGCTTTTTAGCAAGTTTAGTAGCCGCTTTGACATCAGAATAAGCTTTAGAAATCTGGGAAGCTGATAGTGTTTCAACTTCTTTAGAACCAGTCGCTTCAGCAATAGCTTTCTTCTCTTTCGCTAATTTAGCCTTTACAAACGCATCGATTGCTTCATATAAAGCAACTGAAACGCTAGCTAAGACTGAACTGATTGAGAAGTAAGAGCTCCAAGAGAACTTAGAGAAATCCCAGGACAATGATCGCCACGCATAGAAAATAAACGTGACGATTAAAGAGCAAACGATTGGAATAAAAACAAACCAAGCGGTGATTGCTTTCTTATCGACCTTAGCTTCTCCAGCCCAGGCTTCAGCCTTCTTTTTCAAAGGCCACTTGATTAATTGGGTAGCAACCATAATCACAATAACTGCAATTGCCCCCCAAAAACCATAGCTTTCAACCACGGATTGAAGTAACTTCGCAACTTCTTCCATTCTTAGACCTCCTTTCAATATTTCGAGACTGACATAGGCGAGTCCTGCCACTTCTGCCCCAAGACTGGGGACTAATCTATCAATTCGCGTTCTTATCGCAATAATAAGATGCGAATGATAAATATCTTTGGATGTCGAATTTCCACTGCGTGTGCGCTTTTCCATTTTGGTCAGTAACTGTTTCTTGCCTAATGTTGGAATTGATGTCTATTCCATTTGCGCCATAGGGTACCTTTTCATCCGGTTTAGAATCGGATGTTGCATCCTTGATTGTTTGATAGTTCGCCATTTTTCTTCTTCCTTTCCGGCTCGTTTTGCGAGCTCTTTTAACCTTTTTAACTCGTCAACGCTTAGATACTTCTTTTGAAGTCCTTTAGAATTGCTATTGACGATATAGCCCCAATAAGACCAAAATCTTCTTACTAACGTTGTTGGAATTCTTTGTTTTGTCTCATAAAGATGTTTAATTCGAATTAGACATCTTCTTATTCTCTTCCAGTCTCTTTTCCGAATTTCTATATGATCTTGGTAAAACTTATAGCCAACGTAATCTAATGGCTCTCCTTTATATGACCCATTTTTATCCTTATAGGAAAATCGCTTTAAGCATTCATTTTCGTGAGTTCGAAGCCCGATATTGGCTAAATATTTTTGAGCTAGAATAATTGATTTTTCTAACTTTCTTTTATTAGATCCAAAGAAGACGAAATCATCAACATATCTTGGATAAAGAGTAATTCCACATTCTTTAGTTAAATTCTCTTTAACCCAATGGTCAAAATCAGTTAGAAAAAAATTTGCGAATAAAGGACTAGTAAATGTTCCTATTTTTAATCCTTTATTATTTTTAGTGCATTCTTCTATATCGCTCTTAATCATATTGAGCATATCGGAATCCTTGATTTTCTTAGAAATCATATCTTCGAGAACTTCATGGCTTACGGAGTCATAATATTTGCGAATATCAAACTTAATGAAATATTTCAATTCATTATGTCTAGTTCTACAGTATTTGCGGATTGTTCTAATTATTAACGAAGGTCCTTTATCAATTACAGAACCGCACGAAAGATACCAAAGTGAATTAGCTAATGCCGGCTCAATTGCAGTTCGTTCCATATGTTGTTGGATTTGTGTTGGAAAGAACGAAGGAACATATACGTTGTCCCTTGTTTTTCCCGAAGCTTCATCGGAGACAATCTTTCTTTGATAATTTCCATCAATCGACTTCTTACAACTGACATAATCATATAAGCCATCAATTTGCGAAAAGCATCGTTGTACTGATGGTCTCGACCTTTTGTGTCTGGAGGCATCCAAAAGCGATTTATCAAATGTCTTTTTAGATGAATAGATTTCCATCAAGTGACCTTTTCTTCGCATTTGTGATTCCTTTCTTTCTTGCCATTTTCGGATTTTCGAGAATTAACCTACTAGCCCGAAGCTTTCGGCTTATTTTCTCCTTTCGGAGAGGATTGCATAGCCAGCGTACGAATCAAGATAGCGCGACCGCCAATGTTGTAGTTAGAGTTACCGAACCCATTGTTAACGTTCAACGTGAACGGACCACAGTTGGTGTTGTTGTTACCGTTAGCACCAACAAGAGCCAACAACAAGACAAGGCAAACGACTTACGACTATGCAACCCTTTAGTATCAAATCATCTCGTTCCAATAATTATGGGGGAGTATCCCCCATTCCTCCCTAAAGCCACAACGAAGCGCGACCGCCAAAGTAGGAGCCAGAGCAACCGAACCCAAAGTCAACGGCCAACGAGAACGGACCACAGTTGGTGTAGGCGCTACCGGGAGCACCAACAAGAGCCTCAAAATAAGAAGTACCTGCACTACTTATTGGGGCAACCCAGTAATAGTCACATTGATAAGATGAATCATTGGCTTCTAGTTCTGTTGGAACTAGAACTCCATCATCATCCTCTTGTAATTTTTGCCATCCATTGGATGTAGGAAGTTGCTTTCCAGATAATTCGCTATAAGTAGAAGGAGTATTAAGTGTTCCAGAAGATCCGCACTGAACAATTGTTAATTTATTGGTAGTGCCATCATTAACATCCTTCATTGCCGCATTTCCAAGAAATTCCCAAATGCCCCCATATAAATTTTCGAAACCACGATATTTAAAAGCGTGGATTCCATAACCGGTTAATCCATCTGTCTTAGATGTAAGATTGCCACTGGATGCGCTAATGCAATCAGTAATTCCGGAAGAATATGACCAGTTAAAGTTGACAATATTATCTGAAGCAAGAGTAACCGCATCGCCAGATATTGTTAATCTTGTATACCCACTTGCAGCTCCATTGGAATCAGTATCGGCATCTTTAGCTATAATCGTTCTTAAAGTCCATTGGTTACCGCTAATAAATATAGCGATTGCTGAACCAATTGAAGACTGTGAAGACAAATAGTTAGATGTTGCACATGAAACATATTTAGTCGGAGTTCCGATAATATTATGAGTTGTACCTAATTCAGTAATTTTCTGCCATCCTTCCCATCCAATGCCTGGGAATATAGACTGGACATTTAGGGTTGCAAACTCAATAACCATAAGATATTTAAAAGCGTTCCATTGCTGAAGAGTTCTACCAAAAAGAAGTTGTTTAACGGAGGTTGCTCCTAAGTAAGGATATTTAATGTAGGACATGCCGGATTGAGCACCAGAAGGACTTACGTTGACTTCTTGTGGCATTCCAGTAGCACTTCCGAAAACTCCAATATTTGAGCTTAAATCCAATGGGGTTAATTTATATCTTCCAAGTAATGATCCTTTGGCAATGGTTCCATCCTTGTTCTTAAAAGCGGGCCAAAATCCTTCTTTTGGAAAATTGCTGATTTGATACCAAGCATATCCTCCTACTGAATCGGTTCCATATGAAAAGTTTTCATAAAATTGTGGAATGAAACCCATTTTATTCATTATTCCTAAAGCAGTTCCATCCGAACTTAATGCCGGACAATCAACTTTTCCAATTTGAGACCAGGGTCCTTGGGTGTCAAAATCATTTTTGACAGTGCCATTTGTATCATCACCAACACCAGCCACTAAGCCTACGGCATCTCCCGTTCTAGTACCTTCAACTCCACTGCCATAAAACTTAACACCCCAAGTTTTTTGAGCTTGAACAAGAATTGCCGAAGGAACCCTAACTCCGATATCTTTTTCACTTTTAACCATATTTATTCTCCTTTAGTTTTAATAAATTAGATTACTTCAAAATTTGCTCCATAAATTGGAGTATATCTAGCCGCACCTGCTGGACTTTTATAAATAATTTGGAGGTTATATGAATAATCTCCTGTAGCCCAGCTATCGGTTACTCCTTCTGATATATTTGGGTACCATCTATTTGTTGTTGCATCATAGGTAAGCAAAGAATCTAGGTTTAAACTAGAGCAAATAATTTTTGCAGAAGAAATAACATCTGGGCCTAACGGAAGCTCCGTTTCATTATCAAAGAATTCAAAGGCGCAAGTTAACGCATCTCCTCTGACTACCTTAATGTCACGATTAAATGGATCATAAATCATATCTTTACCTCCTTATGTGGTTTGATACGAATAAATTACTTTTCCAGTAATTGTTACTGATTGGTAAGCTCCAGTAGTAACAGCTTGTGTAGTTACATCAAACGTGAAGACAACTTGTCCAGTTCCTATGGCTATAGTTTTTGTAATGTAAGTAGGATTTGTTGAACTTGAAACTTCTGTATCAGTAGAAACTACCTTACAATTTGAATTAAAATATACTGTAAAAGAATATGTATAGCTTCCACAAACATCTTTTGACCATTTTAGTGTTTTAGTTTGAGACCCAGTTGCTGTTTTAACAATTGTATGGTAAACAATCGGAGTTACTTTTGTAGATGTTTTTTGAAGGTTTAGCATATCAGTCAAAGAAGAACGAGAATAGCCACAAGTAAATGTGATTCTTCCATCTCTTGTGAACTTCATTTGAGAGATTTCAGAATCTACATAAGAGGATTCTCCTGGAACGTTATATAGACGAACTCTTTGTCCGCAATAAGCGTTTTTAATAAAGTCCTTAATAGAATCAATTGAAATATCTTCAATTCGCATTGTGAATGTAATTTCATGCGATAAGAAAGTAGGAGTTAATTCGGATTTAGCAGTTGTAGCTAAAGTTCCGTTTGAAACATCAGTATCTGTATAATAAATTACCTGTTTTTTAATAGGAAATATCCGACCACTGGCACTATAATCAGTCGTTATCGTTCCATCATTAAGTAAGTAATAATAAAATTTTTGAGTTGAAACATAATTATCGGTTTTAGGATTGAGCTGGAGAACGTTGTAAGCTTCTTTTGAATCATTTGAAGCACTTACATCGCTTACAAATTCAGATCCTAAATTAACAATGGTTTTTGAGTCTCCCCTATTAATTACACGCATAGTAATTGTTATTGGGGTATTTGCATTATTATAAATAAATTTAACACCAAGATTTGAAACTGACATTAAGTCTTTAAGCATATCTAAACAGTTTATTGGGTTATCTGAATCCCAAGACGGTGTATTTCCAGTAATATCGACTGAATCAAAGCTTAACCACGATATATTTTCTGAAGAATTGGAATCATAGTTAATCCAGTTAACTTTAGTAATTAATAAATTAGATAGATTTTGAGAAGTTCCAGTTGTAACAGGAACAGGAGTGTTTAGCAAAGAGCTGAAATCTTTTACTGAAACCGTTCTTTTATTCGTTGAACGGTCAACAGTTACTTTATTGACAATTCCTAGAAAATAATGGTTGGCTTTTAATGGCATTATACAAACTTGTCCTTCTCCAACCTTTTCACCATTAAGAACCTCTAAATTAGATGATTGAGGTGATAATAAATTAATGAAAACGGAGTAATCTCCAATTTCGCATTCAGTAACAACTGATAAATCTTTAAAGCTTAAAAATAATGCTTTCATAATTAAGCTTCTCCAAATTGTGGATATAAGTAAAAATAACCACTCCAAGTAGATGCTGATTTCGTATCATAAATTTGAATTTGATCTATATCTGGTTCAATTTGAAAAAAAGAATCTTTTGAAAAATCTATCGTTGGGTATAAATCATGATAACTTACACTACTCTCATAAAAACATTGATTTCCTTCAGTTGTATTAAAAACGATTGGTGTTCTTCCAAGTGTATCTGTGTTTAAAGAATAAGAAGATATTCTATTTCTTGTTATATTATTTTTTATTGAAGAAATTATGATTCCAGAATTTGTTCCAGTAACATCTTTAAGTATTACATAAAGATAAAATGGAGAAGGAATATCGCCTATATTTGGAACATCTAAACAAATTGAAATGGTATTAATAGAATTATTAAAAGGTATTGTTATAGTATTGCCACTCCAAGGAGTAAGTCTCGCAAAAGATAAATTAGCAATTATTGCTCTACCATATAGTTCTGAAAGAGAGGTCACAGATAATTTAACTTTACATTTTCGTTCCTCACATCCATCTCTTTTTGAATGAAGCCATAAAGTAGAAGAAACTGCGCACCATCTCTTAAATTCTTCAAAATCCTTCATCCCATTTTTAAATAGGACATTCGCGGAAATTGTCACCATTTGATCACGAGAATTTGTTAAGAAGAAATTCCGCTGTCCTTCCCAATAAGAATCAGTTGTTTTAGTAATCAAATTGGTTGGTGAATACATGATGCTATTAGAAGATGTTCCAAGAGACCATTTATCGTTATTTTGATTTGTTAGCCAAAATTCTCTCATGGTTCCTCCTTTAATAAGCAGCTGAGCCTAATGCTTTATTTAAATCATTTATAGTCATATGATCGCTAGTGGTATTAATAGTTACGTTATAGGTTTGATTATTATTTGTATTTGTTGCGTTGTTATTAACGTTTCCGGTTGTCTTTTGCATAGATGGCATTGATACCAAAGAGCTTGTTTGTGTAGACCCAAAAGTAGAATTCCACCAATCGGAAACATTGGTCCCAATGCTTTCAAACCAATTCTTTATGTTATTCATCCATTCAGATCCGCTACTGAAGAATGCCTTAACCTTTTCTAACGCATCGTGAACTTTTTTATAAATAGAGTCGAACCAATCATTGATTGGCTCTAATGCAGAATTAATTACATTTAAACCTTCAGCAACTTTATTAAGAAATGAAGTTAATCCTTTGATTGCTGGACCATCAATTGTTTCATTTAACTGAAACATGGTTTCTAAAATGTCTCCAATAAATTCAAAGACAATCTTTAAAACATCCAACACTGGAGTAAGCAACGTAGCAACAACGCTAATGACATTCGAAACTACATTAAGGATGCTTTCAATCTCTGGAGATAATGCCTGTAATAAAGATGAAATTACTTTGATAACTGAAGTTACCAATGGCATTACTGCGGTTACGACCTTAACAAGAACATTCATAATTGAAGTTAAGGCTGGCTTAATGGCATTAAAGATACCTAATAATGTAGAAAGAACTCCACTAACCAACTCTTTAAGACTTCCAATAAGATCATCAAGACTATTTCTAAATTCCTCACTATTCTTGTAACCATACGCAAAGGTAGCTACAAGTGCGGCAAGAATACCAGCAACAACTGGATGTGCGGCTACAAGTCCAAGCAATCCACTTCCAGAACCACCAAGCAAAGAAGAAACTCCACTTGTTAAAGTAGTTAAACTCTTTCCAAGTATTCCAACAATAGTTAATACAGGACCAGCAACTACTACAATGGCGGAAAGAGTAGCAATAATTTTTTTAGTAGGTTCATCAAGATTGGAAAGCCACTCAACGGCTTCTTTCATAGCTGGAACGAGTGATTCTTTTACCCAAGATGTTAATTGCTTTATATAAGGAAGAACCGCTTTAGCAACAGTTCCGGCAACAGTCGTTAAGGCATTTTTAATTTCCGAAATTGCAGTTGTTGCTTCTTTTGCGGCTTGAATTTCTTCGTCAGTCGCACTTGATGCGCTATCTTCCAAATCATTAATTGCATCCCCACCTTGTTCAATAAGTGGAATAATTTTATTTCCTAATTCAGTTCCGAATAATGATTGAGCAACTTCTAACCTAGTGGTTTCATCGGAGCATGATGCCATAGCAGTTGAAATCTTCTTAAAAGCTTCTTCTGAATCCAAACCTTGAAGATCCTTATAAGAAAGACCGATTTTATTTAGTTCCTTTTCGTAATTAGCACCTTCTCCACTTGAAAGGTCAACCATAACTCCCGAAAGTTTAGACAAACCACTTTGAAGAGTTTGGGTGGAAACTCCAACTGAATTTGCGGCACTGACTAATTTCTGATACTGAGAAGCGGTTATTCCAGCTGCCGAAGCGTTATCGGATAGGGTAGATAAAGAATTCCATCCAGAAACGGCTAAAGCCGCTAATGCAGTCGCGGCACCGGTAATAATAGTAGTAAGCTTAGATAAACTATTCCCAAGTGAAGAGATCTTTTCCCAATTAGCACCGCTTAATTTAGTTGTTTGTGCAACTGTTTGCTTCAGTTGACCATTTAATATTCCTAAATCCGAACTTGTCTTAGAAACGGAATTTGAGATTTTATCAAATTCAGTTTGGGAAATTTTCCCACTTGAAAGCAATTGACTGGCAGTTTGTAGTTCTTTATTTTGAAGTGCAAGTTTTTCTTTTGTTTTTTGGATTGAAGAATTTAGAAGAGATTGCTTTTCATTTAATAAATTAATATTCTTTGGGTCAAATCTAAGTTGCTTGTTAACATCTTTAAGCTTTTTTTCGGTGCTAGAAAGGTCTGAAGAAAGGGATTTAAGACCTTTCGTTAAATTATCTGAGTTTAGACTTAGATAAATTGAATATCCTTTAACTTCATCAGCCATAAATCCCTCCTTTCCTATTTAGATCCATATAACTCATCTATATCTTGTTGAGTTGCAACTCTTTCTACTTCTTCATTATTTGTAGATGGAATTGACTCCATGTAAGCAATTAATACCTCATAGAAGAATCGGAGTGGCATATCATCCAGATAATCCATCGGAATTCCTAGCATCTTAGCGTTAAGAATTAGATTTGCGGACATTCCGCTAGAACTTGAATCGGATTTCAACCTAAGACGCTGAATTAGTTTTTTACTTTCGTTCCCTGTTCTTGGGTAGGATTTCCGGATGATATTAAATCCACAACAACTTTAGAAATTTCACCATATTTATCCTGGTTAAAAGAATCGCAAAAGTCTTCAAATGTCTGAGATTTAATCTTTTCCTTAGATTGCATGCAATAAGCAATCTTTAATACTGGAAGGAGACTTTGCTTATTCTTAGCATCATTTAGAAGCGGAATGGGTTCTTCGTTAAACTGTTCTTGGCAACGTAGAATGTATCCACATCCGTTTGAAAAACTGACATCGTTTCCTTTAGAATCTTGAATATTTTTAATCATAATTGGGTCCTTTCATTTGGAGGGGTTATTAGCCCCTCCAATAAAATCAGCTAACAGTGTATGTTGGTAACACCGGAGCAGTCGTTAACATAGTCGCGTATTCGGAATCGTCGGAATCAACATCCTTATGGGTAATAACCTTGTCTCCATTAGAAATCGGATAAACACTAATTTCTAGTGAATCGGTATTAACCTTTGGGGAATCGGATTGAGTATCGCTACTTTCATCAGCCATTGAAGCAGTGCACTTGAAGACCAATCGTCTTCGAGATTGCGTATCTCCTTCAACTTGGTAAATAAGAGCAAAATAACTCGGCTTAGCATTAACTACCTCAACATCCGCGCCATTCTTATCAGCCTTATGCCCCAATAGGGCTTGTTTGACAGCATCAGTAATGACGGTCATATTTAGAGTAATTTTTGCGCCAGTAATCGTGCTTGACGAATAAAGCAATTTGTTATCAGCGTAAACATCTTGGGAACTCTTGGTTCTCGCGAATGAAATACTGGTAGCATTTGGCATTAAGACTGGAGCCGCCCATGTAGGAGTTCCATCATCGGCTTCTGTAAGTAGCGCATAAGCGCAATTGCAAAGACCGAATCTAACTTTTTCAGACATATATTCCTTTCTCCACTACTTGCCACCACTATCAAGAATCGATGAGATCCTTGAATCGAGAATGGTTTTGTATCTCTCTAGGCTAGGTTTCATAAATGGAATTGAATGAACAAATCCAACTCCAAATGGTTTTAAATGACCTAGTTCGAGCAAGTGGACAATACTGTATTTGTGCCATTTAGTAGCTGACACATAGAATTTTGCTGATAGACCTTGATTAAATGAAGACGGAGTAACGCTAATAGCATCTTTAAGGTGATGTCCTCCCACTCCTTTTCCTTTTGAAACAGGAACCTTCGTTTGAGCGTAGTAGCTCATTTCGGAAGATGTTTCTTCAGTTACTCTTACGGCTTTTTGCTGAATAGCTAATGAGCTATGTTCTAAATCCGCAAGAAGAGTAGGAACTAATTCATCTAAACCAACGCTTTTAGGCATCGGCTATCTCCTTAACCAATTTGTATTCGAAGACATATAGTTTCGTAGAATCGTCAAAGCCGGATTGGATAAACTTCACTCTGAATCCTTCTTTTTCGCTACTAGATTCGAAAGCTTCTCTTAAACTAATAACTTTAGAATTTTTAGGAGAAGCAGTTGTAGCTATCCATACTGACGATGAGACCGACCGATAAATTTTGGAATTATCAGCGGATTCTGACCAATCTTCTGGAAGAGGACTATAAATACAGAATGATTTTCCTTTTTGAAGGGCTTTATTGTCTAGAAAGTCACGAGCAAACAAACAATCGGAACTTTTTGCGGTAGACGAATTGACATCGACCATACCTGCGGTGGTTAATGCTGAAACGAGACTAGAGAGGACAACTGTCTCAGCTTGTGTCCATGTCATCCGTCTACCTCCTTGTCATAATCGAGAGCATGTTCCACTACTTTGCAATTGAGCTTAATGTGAAGATCATGTTCGTCAAATGGATCAATAGAACTGATTTGATAAAATGTGGTGCCAAATGTTTTACGTTTATACTCAACATATAGGTCAGTAGTTAATGACCTTCTATCTATCTCGAACTTAGCAGTAGAATCCGTTCCATTCTCATGTGTGAACACCCTCTCTTGGTCAGACAATTGTCTAAACGAAGCGCGGATATTTTTATTGAGATTGTGTCTAGTGTGTATGCCATTTCCGTCTTCAGTAATTTTGAAGATGGTAATCAAACGGTCGAGCCTAGCCATTGGAAGAGTTCTCCTTCTCAGCTTGGTAAATATCATTTAGGTCGGATAAAAGAGCATCTATTGGCTTACTAAAGTCATGTTCATCATCTTTGTAATAGTTTTGAGCTAAAACAAATTCACAACATTGCTTAGCAAGTTTATTAGTCGTTCCCCAGTTCTTCCCAGTTCGGTTATAAATAAAGTAGGAGGCAGTCGCAACGTATGAGTTGATCGAATCCGCATCTGCGGAATCACTATCGAGATCTAGAGCCTTGAGGCCCTCTTTATCGGTCAGTATGTTTGTAACGGTAACATCAGCCATTGGATTACCTCCTTTCCATTCGAATTGGAGCTAATTAGGCCCCAATGGTAATGACATTAACGGCTTGGTAGAAAACGATGCCAGCACCGGCTTGGGTTTCGCCCTTAATGGCAATCATATCCTGGTCAAAATATTGGCTTTCATCCGAAGAAACTGTTAAAGGTGCAAACAAATCAACCTTTAAGGCTTTTAAGTAGCCATAAATTAACTTGGTATCGGCTAAACTATCATCAATGCAGAAATTAATAACAGTTCCGCCATCAACAATACGACCAGAATCACGAGTTCCAGCATCATATGTGATGTCGAAAATCTTTTTCTTCTCATTAGTTCCACGAAGGGATCCAATAGTTTTCAAATTAGTTCTATTTAAAACCAAGGTTGGTTCACCAGCTGGGTCACCAACAGGTTTTAGATCCATATCTAGATTATTGACAAAGTTTTCGTCAATCTTAGTAACTGTCTTCTCGGCATACATCTTGGCACCAGCAGAATCGACAGAAGTCGTTAAAGCAAGAACGATAGCATTGGCGAGGGCCTTTTCGGTCGAATACATAGCGGTCTCGGATGTAATTTGAGCATAGTTAACATTAGTATTGTCTTTAATATGACTATCAACTTGGCTAGTTCTCTTAATTAAAGTACCAACGAGTTTAACTTTTCCATGAACATCATCAGCTTGTGTAGCATTAGTTCCAGCAGTTCCAGCTCCAGCAGCTCCGATGGTCTTAACATAGTCAACTTCTTCATAACCACGACCATTATGATTAGGATCAATCCAAACCATATTAAGAATGGCTGGAGTCTTGTAACCATTTGAGCTAGTGGAAGCATCTCCTGGCTTCGCAATCGAATCACTTAAAAGCAAAGAGCGAACTTCATCGGCTGGAATCTGGTAAGCTTTTGTTTCTTTTAAAGCCTTACCACGAGCTTCCATAATTTCATCTTTCATTTCTTTTTCTCCTTTAGGGTTACCTAATATTTTCTTAGAATCTCTTTCGGCATCAGCCAAAGCCTTTTCATGTTCATTGATTGCGGCCTGTTTTTTATTCTTAGTCTCTTCAATGCCATTGCGGGCTTCATCAAGTTTTGCCTTGATGTCTTTTGCTTCATCGAGAATCTTCTTAGAATCTTCTTCGGAACGTGTCACTGACTTATCTTTGATTGAAGCATCTAGTTCAGATGCCCTTTTTACGAATCCATCAATGGCTAATTGCCTTTTTGCAATATCTTCATTGAAGTTGTCAATCGTTTCTTTGAATTCCATTTGAATCCTCCTTAATCCAATTTTTAGGTCTTATTTCGTCTCACCAGGCGAGATAATTCCTTTGAGGATTGAATCGGCCTCATCCAACGATCTCTTCACACTAAGAGCCACCGCCCTTTCAGCCGAAATGCTCTCCAGCAATTCGGAACGTGCATCGGAAATCGATGTATCATCATTCGCCGGAAATTCCACTGCACTTACATCGTGAACACAGTCAATTTTCTCGATGTGAAATGTATTGGTACTTTCGTCAAATGCTTCTTTTTGGATGTGGAAGCGGAATGACATGCGATCAAGCAATCCTTCTTTCACATCTTCGTAGAATTGCGCACAACGCGGATTAACTTTCTTTAAGCGGCAATCATCAATGTATAAGCCATCACGAACCGCAAGGACCAGAGTTCCATTTCTTGTTCTAGCAACCGCATGGTTTCCGTCACCATGATTAATATTCATAACGACATCCGACATATCACATCCATCAAAGGCACCTTCATCAACAGTCTCATAGATGTCTTCGCTTAAACCCATATATCCTTTTGGATAAAGAATATAAGTATTTCCGATTTGGCAGGCTTTACCTTTAATGTGGTAATATTCATCTTCTTTTGGCTTATCTTCTCCAGCTCTTTGCACTTCAAAAGCATTAATAACGTGGTCTCCAGCTTTTAAAGGCGAGAAATAGCGAACCTCACATTCGTCTTTTTTAATCTTTTTTAAAATTGATAATGTATCTTCATTCATTTTCTTGACCCTCCTTGGGTTTTGCATTGCTATCTGAACTCGTATCTACCCTATCTATTCGTTTAACTAACTCGTTATCTTTATCAGGGAGAAGGTCAACTCCAACGATTTTTCGAATGTCATTTGGATAATAAACACCAGAAGTAATGACTGTATTAGCTAGCGAAATTCGATGAGCCAAAGAAGCGGTATAGAAATCTCTAAAGTTAACCTCTACAGTATTTCCAAAGTCTCTTTCTCTTTGGGTTAGGAGCTTCTCGGTTAATTCTTCGCATATTTCTTCAACTATTGGCTCAACGCTTAGTTCGTACCAAGAACCAACCACATCATCGGTTGCGGAACTATTAACAACCGATTGCGGAATATGGAAGTAATCAAGAATTTCGGCTTTAAATTCCTTTATATCTTCGCTTGAAGCCCATTTTGCGGTGTTCTGGACTTGGGTCATTGATTGAGCGTTATCAATATAGAAGATGCCATCAGAACCTACCTTGGCGAACAAATCCGAAAAAGCGGTTTGCCGTTGTTCAAGTGTTTTAGTTGGTAAGACTGTATTAGAAACTGCAATAAAACGTATTACATTGCTTAATTCAAGTGATTTAGCTAATCCCTTAAAATCAGCGTTTATTACATTTACGAGATTATTTAAAGCAAGCGAATGGCTTACATATGGATTCTTAGTCGATGGAGTATTAGTTAAAACAATAACATCCTCCATTGATGCAAATTCTGGTTTACCTTCTAAAAAGAAACTAAAATATAAATCATCCTGGTATTCCTTTAATTCAAAATTAGCATCACTGACATCTATGGGCCACAAGGCGTTAAGAGTTCTTTTAGGTCCGCTATAATCCCAATCGAGATAAATGGCAGCTACATTACTCTCAAAATAAGAAATAATGACTTGTTTCCAAAAATTAATCGCGTTCTGGGCTTTGTTTGGTTTAACGCAGAGAAGATAATTTAATGGATCCGCGCATTTCTCACCTTTGTAATATAGCGAAGGTCTCATCTTAGAAACGGCATTGGCATATTGGGAAATGCAACTCATATAAGTTGCATTGCATTCTTTCATGGCATCCGGTGTGGACTGAAAAGGGTCAAATGAAACAACAAAAGAATTTGAGCCATTTTTTGACTTAGATTTGATTTGCCGACCAAGAAGCCTATTCCAAAATGACATTCTTATCCCTCATTTGCATTTTAATTTCGCCAATGAGAAATTTCTTAAAAGAGCCAACCTTTCACTTTTGCCTATAAAAAAGAACCCCTAAAGGGGTTCTCGTTTCAAAACATTCAACTTTGTGTGACAAATTATTGGTTGAAATACAAATCTTTATTACGGCAAAATTCAACGAGACAGTTTAATAAGGTGGCAACTCCATCAATCTTATTAATTGAACGGTCTCCAGCTTTTTTAAGCATCAAGTTAGCGTTTCTATCCGTAACTTGTTCAGCGTTTGAAAGCATCCATTGCATAACTGGATCATCACAAGTGCATAATCTATGGTCATTTAGAATCGACTGAAGTTCTTGTGACGGAAGGGATAAACTCTTGAATCCTTGAATGACTGGTTCTTGAACTCCACCAGTTCCAGCGCTCCAACCTTGTGCCGCTAAATCAGCAACTAGATATTTAGCTGAATAGCTATCATACATAATCTTGCTAAAAATATAGTTATGTTCTTGAAATTCTTTAACAACATAATCGGTTATTTCGTGATAGTTGATAGATGATGAACCAACAGTGATAGCTTCTCCATTAGGACCAGAAATAATTGGGGAGCAAATTCTAATTCTTCCTTGGTCAATCCAAGACATAAACGCTTCTTTAGCCTTTGAAGCAAGAAAAGCATCACTTTTTAAGAATGTTTGAGTAACCCAATACATACAACGATAGATTAATGTAGCCTTTTTAGGGTCAAAAAGTAGGATTCCGAAAGCTGTTAAGTCAGTAGTTCTGGAAAGGTCAAATCCTCCAATCACCATCGAGCCATCAAATTGCTTAATAAAGTTTGGATCATCCACTTCTTTTTTATCATATGGTCCAAGCAAAGAGCCATTAATCTCTTCCGCAGTGAACCATGATAGGTTTTGAATTCCTATTATATTGAAATCTTTTACTTTAACCGCATTTAAAGCTGAAGGATTAGCCTTGGCATCCGTAATTGCCCCTTCTAGATAGGAGTATTTTTTAATAATTCCTATTCCTGGATTAGCTTTAATCCAGCATTTTTCATCGTTTATCTCATTTGGGTTATCCAATACATAGAGAATCGGAAGAAACGAAGGATTAGAATTAGGATCGTTTAAAGCTTTAATCGACATTTTATACAAATTATCAAATAAGCCATTACGAATATAACCAGCGGATGTATGAATGATGGTAAGCGGTTCATCTCTAGTGGCGGTTCCTTGTTTCAATACATCATAGTTTTCTTGTTTTAGGGCATGGGCTTCATCGATGGAGACAAGCGAAGGATTGAATCCATCTTGTTTGTCCGGTGTATTAGCAATCGCAAAATAACTGGATGTAGATCCATTAACAGTCAGAGTTATTTCGGGGTTAGGAAATACTCGGTGTCCAAAGTGCTTGGAAAGCCATGGATCCGTATCAATAAATGCAACCGACTCATCCCATAGATGCCTTGATTGCTTCAATATAGTTGCGACCGTATAGATTTCAGCTCCTAATTCTTGGGTCATTGAATAAAGATTAAATGCGGATGCTTCTTCTGATTTACCATTTTTTCTAGCGACTACATCGAACATGACGGTAAATCTACGATTACCGGTCTTTCGAGATTTTATGCCTAATAAAGCATCGTATTTTGCTTTTTGGAATGTCAGTAAATCAAGCGGCTTACCAGCCCAAGGAGCCTTGGATTGCTTACAAAAGGTATGGCAAAAAAAGTCAAACCTCTCTCCAGGCTCTGGGTCAAAGTAGTAATCGACGTCTTTTCCATCAACGATTGGTCTTAGTATTTCTACATAAAGGCGATAAATGTTCTTATCAACTAAAACTTTGCCAGTTGTTATATCGTTGATATATTCTTTTAACCCACTCATGCTTTCTTAGTTCCGCTTTCTTCTTTCGATAAAAACTTTGCAAATGGGTCTTCTAATTCTTGTTTTTTCTTATTGGAATCCATTTGCATAATCTTTCGGTTCTTTGGATCTAAAGATAGGTGCTCTTCTAGCTGAAGAATTATCTTTTCTCTATCAGAACAGTCCTTTCTTAAAGAAGCGAGCGTTTTAGCGCATTCCAAAGATTCTTTCCATCTTTCTTTAGGTTCCATATTTCCTTTGGCATTGTCAAATAGCTCATCTAGATGGTCTTCGATTTCCGGTATTCTTGTCTTTGAGTACCGATAATTAGCCACTTCATTGGAATACATATCTAATGAATTTAGATCCAATGATGATAGCCACTTCATCCCAAGCTTACGGTAGTAGGCAATTACCTCATTATAAATTTTCTTGGCTTCACCATTTATGTAAGCTGGAGTATCTAATCCATCCAATGATACATTTGTGAGTTTTCTATCCAAATTAGCTTCTTTTCTATGCTTATCTACTAATGTGGAACGACGTTTAATCGAAGCCAGTTCACGTTTGGTATAGTGGTGTTTCGATTTGCCAACATCAAAAGTAGTGAATCTAGTTCCCATACCGAAGTTAAGTATCTTTTTATTTTTTGGCATAGATTGCTCCTTTTTCTATGGCTTCGCCATAAATCTCATTTTTTCCCATCTTTTCTCCCATAAAACTCCCATTTTTTCAAAAATTCGACCAAATATATATTCCTACACTCCCTCACCGGTATCAAAAACCCAGTATTTATCGAATGAATAGCGGGGGGGTATGATGGGAGAAAAATGGGAAAATAAGTGGGAAAACTCATATTTTATCTTTTACGTCTAATGAACCGTCTTTGTGCCATACAATGTCATGGTGTTCTTCTACTTTTTCAGTTGAGAAATGCTCCTTGTTATGGCAGTCAATACAAAGCAGTTCTAAGTTGTTCCAGTTGAGAGAGATGTTAACATCCTTAACATTGGTTTCATTTAATCTAATCTTATGGTGCACAATCATATGACCTTCGCAGTACTTGCCACACCTCTCACAAATGTATCGCTTCTCACTAGCGAATGACTTAGAACACTTCCTCCACTCTGGAGAATGATAGAAAGCAGTTACTAATGGTCCGTACTTGCTAGGCATTGCGTTTGTCCATTGTCACATAATCAATTAGATCTGAACGAGATTGCATTGGCTCATTGACCATCTTTGATAGGTACGACTTAGAGTAGCCAAATGATGTTGCTGCTGAAGCGCAAGAACGAAAGATAATTGACTGTCCACCTCTCTTTTTGATTGTGGTTATCGCACCTTTATTGATTGCTTTGCCATCAGTAATAGCCAAGTTAGAGACTGAGCAATTAGTGATGTCACCATCGATGAAGAGGATATGTGAAGGACTAACCTCTCCTAGTGAAGTAAAGGTATATACAATCGCGGATGCCAGGCACTTACGAGAATGACCAATCCAAACGTATGGTTTATCCCTAATGATTGATAAGTTCATTAGTTTAGCCTTACTACTCATTCCCTTAATCGCGTTCCTCAATGAAATACAAACATCCTTAGAATCCAAATAAGCTGGAAGCCTAAAGCATCTACCATCACTAGTAAGGTAGTAATCATATGATTTAGTCGATGAAATCTTTCTTTGTTCAATGCCAGAAAGAGTAAGGCAATTGCTGATGTAAATCATTTACCGACCTCTAAGATAGTTACTGTTTTGGCATTATTCCAAGTGATTACCTTGCCACATCCATTAGTGGTTGATGATATTAGGTAGTCATAGTGTTTGTTCTTTAACTTACAGGTATCAGATAAGTAGGCATAGAGGACACCAGTCTCCTTCATTGGCATCTTGAATCTCTTTCCAGTCTTTGGATCCACGCAACTATTGAACCAAGAGAGAGTAACCTTTTTGCCTACACAATCGAGCATTTCGCTTTGTTTTGCCATATTAAGCCCCTTTCTTTACCTTTGTTGGTTTAATCTTGAATGTCATAGTCTTAATGCCATCCGGGAAATTAGACGATTCGGAATGAGCAATATAGGTTGGATGAATTTTTCTGGATTGTTCTTGATGATTCTTTCTTTCAATTCGCTTAGTTGAATCACGGTTAATCCAATCCTTAATAGTCGAGAGAATATCGGTACTATTCTTATTAATGCCAGATGGAATAGCTTCTAAATAACGGACAATGTTGTTGACGGTTATTCTTTGTTTAAGAATGTCTTCACACTCAATTGCCTTTCTTTTCATCATCCAATCCCCTTTCTATCATCTTTCTTATCGTCTCCGACCTATTCAATCCCTTAGTAACTGAGTAGTAATCAATCCTGGACTCCATACTTTTAGAGATTGATATAGTTACTTGCTTTGGATAGATAGCTGAAGCCATAAATTTAACGCCCATTTTCTATTGCTCCTTTCTTCTAAATGAGTTTCGTATAGTAATGAATCTCGGTAACTCGCAAAGGTTTATAAACTCTTTGACAACTTCTAGACTTTTTGTCATTTTCATTGTTTCTTTTCAAAATGCCACTTTATCTTTGAGTTTCGCATTTCTTAGTCTAACTTGATGCCCTTGGCTTTCTTAATTGCCTGGTCAGTAATGCGCCAATCGATGTAGCGTTCAGTTACATCAGTGGATGAATGACCATATATCTTCCGGATGTCTTCAGTATCAAGACCCTGTTCAGTCTTTAGGATGTAGCCAAATGTCTTTCTTAGTCCGTGCATCACAACCTTTTGAGTGATACCAACTCGCTTAGTAGCTGCATTAACGATTTGGTCCATTCTTCTAACGGTTACACAAGGCACATCACACTTAGTAGATACCTTTGCGCCCCTACTTCTGGATATGGACTGCCTAGATGGAAATAGGTAATCATCACAAGTAAGAGAATTACGAGTGATGTATTTAGAGAGTTCATCAACGCAATCTGTGGATAAAGAAACATAGCGAAGTTTCCTAGTTTTAGCTTCGTTGATTTCTAGGACTCCATCTTGGAGATCACATTGAGAAACCCTTAATTGCGTAATATCTTCAGCTCTATAAGCACTTGACATGGCAAGATAAACAATCATCCAGTTGCGGTCAGCAATCCTCTTCTCGCAGTCAGTTAAAGCGCAGTCACGTTGACTTTGAAGATATTTAAGCAATCTAACCCTTTGCTTTTTATCTTTAATAGGATGTGTGGCAAAGTCTCGGTAACCTTTAACCCTACCTTTAGATCCTATTTCCTTTTTTTGCCTTGTTCTTAATGCCATCTTTGCTTACTCCTTATTAACTTCTAACCACTCCTTCACCTTATTAAAATCTTCTATCCCATTTTTTGGAGCTCCTTTATGCAAACCTCCAGCGAAATTACAGAATTGAAATGGATCACATTCCCCATAATTCATATTAAGATTCATTGTGAAAGCAACTATCCTCTTAAATTCACTTGATTTGTCATATTCGACCTTCAAATGTTTCTTCAATATTTCAAGGACTTCTAAATCTTTAGAAATCGTATCAATGCATTCTTGCTTATCAATATCATCATTAACCGTATTAGGCGCAGTTTCTTGTGATAAACGCTTTAACGCTTCTTCACTTGTCATTTTTCCATCTCCTTTATTTTCATAGTCCAACCACTCTGACGGCGATATACGAGACCGCCATCTCATCGAATTTTTTCGACACTTCCACACAAGCGCTTTATGTATAGTCCTTCCTAACTAGCTAATTAAACGTGTCTCCGTTATATCCTTTCCAATATTTAGATATTTCCTTGAAGTGTTTAGTATTTTTCTTAGGCTTATTCACTAGATAATCGCAATACTTTTTCACTTCTTCTATCGAAGCATAAACACTATTCTCGCTTATATAGATAACTTGATCGTTGATGGACAAACGCTCTTTATAGCCATCAACTAGGTAATATTTAATAGTTAAATGGTATTTATCTATATATGGCTTAGCTTCTTTCCAAAACTCATCTAATTCCCTTTCACTATTCATTTTTGCTTCTCCCATTTATATCCATCGGGGTCTATTCCTAGATATTCGCATATAGCCGCAGAATAGCCCGAACCGTTGCACGTCATATCACTGACAATCGACCGATTAAAATGACGTTTTCTATATGTTTGTGGCATAAGTTGGATGTGTCTTTGGATTAAAAGAAATATCATCTTTTTCTCGTCTTTTGACATCTTCACCGTTATCTTGCAATATGTAGGACTATCCTTATCTAAATCTTGTGTTATTTTCATTTTTCCATCTCCTTTATTTCTTTAACAACAACTCGTCTCGTCTCGATGTCTTTTAGCCCATTGGCGATATTGCAAAGGTTTTTAGGGCGGAGCGAGAGGACTAGGACGCGCTCCCACCCTTTGTCATTCCACCTCCACGCCCAGCACATATTCTGAGGAGCACGGAACATCCCGCTTGCCAAGCCTTCCGCTATGTTCAATCCTGTCGGGTCTCTTCTTGCTAATGCGGTTATCGAAAACGGCTCTATCTCTTTCACGTTTTTAAGATAGAGCGCATGCTTCGGGGAATAATTAGCCATTTCCTCTCCAGTCAAGCAGGAACGTTTCCTAAGTGTGAAACTGTCGATTGATTTTGTATTGAACAACGTTTCGTTTGTACTGACGTATCCTTTGTCTTGCTTGACGATTTCCTCCGCTTTCTCTATTTCGCACTCGAAGCAAATAGTGCCGTTCAAAGGCTTATCGAAAATCATATAGTAACCTTCGTCTCCAGTAACAAGTAGTCGGTTCTTCTCTCCAAATCCTTTCCCAACGTGATAGTGCTTGTTTGGGTCTAGCCCTAGTTCGTTGCAACAACCCTCGTAATCCTGTTCGTCTCCAAAGTCCAGTTCTTTTTCAAATAGTTCTTTTGAATATCGCACAAGTTTTTCACCTGCTTTGACGCAATATAGATACACTTTAATTGTTGGCATAATCCTCCGCTTCCTTTCTCTTTTTGAAGAAATGTATCCCAGTCGAACATTCTTCGTTGTAGGCAAGGTCGAAGTCCTTTATCTCGTAGGTCTTGCCTTTCTTATAAATAAATCCTTTGTCAAATGCAGAAGCACCTCCTCCACTCAACACTTTGGCTTTGTTTGTTCGGCATTTTGAGCCATTTATGCTGAAAACGATTGCGCCTTTTGGAATGGATAGAACGCAGATTGAGCCACCTGAAAGTTTTTTGTAGCCCCTCATAGGTTTTTCCAAGATAACCCCTTTTCTGAATTGTTCTTTTTCGTCAAGAAGCGCTTTCGAGATATTGGCATCACATAGGTTGGCATAACGTAGGTTGGCGCAACTTAGGTTGGCATAACTTAGGTTGGCACCATGTAGGTTGGCATAACGTAGGTCGGCATAACTTAG